TTTGAAGTTAGAAATCCCACAAGAGAAGCAGCCTCGACAAATTAAAATATCTTAATTTTTTCGAGGAAACGAAATGAGAACCGAAACTAAAATGGAGTTCGGGTTGGCAGTAATCACATTAGGACTAATGATGGTTGCGTTACAGCCACTACTCTAAAAACTGGTGGGGGCGGGAAACTGCCCCCTACCGACTGGATATAGTATGAAAGCATACATGATTGCAGATTTGAATAATCCCATCTCAGTAAAGTATACAGAGATCGCACTGGAATCATGGTCAAAACAAAACATACTTGACATTGAAGTCATTCAGTGTTACACTCCCGATACCATCTCAGAACTAGAACCCCTCTACAACTGGCAACCTCTTCTTCACAATATGCAAAGTGGTAAGGAAAGTAGTAAGTCAGAACGTGCGGGTGATATAACTCATTGGCAACTTATCAAGAAACGTGCAGAGAGTGATGAACGTTTCTATGTGATGGAACATGACTCATATCTAGAAGACCCCGATGAATTCAAACGTCAGTGGGAGTTCACTATGGAACATGGGTTGGACTGGGCGAATCATGGACTATTCATGTCATGTTATTCATTCTCTCGTAGGTGTGCTAATTATTTGAATTACTTGTTATTAGAAAAAGGATTCCCATTGAATGGTGGCCCCTATGGTTGTGTGGAGAGACTGGTCAAGACCTACTTGACACGTGTGCCTAATAATCGTGAGTATACCTTTATGACACATCATCAGAATAGTGAATGTGTTGGTGTGGGTGCAACAGCGAAAAGATTGTTCGTTGTGTATAATTGTGCAACAGACGAGTCCATGTTCAAGCGTGCCTCAACCCAAGTGATATCTAAGTCATTTGGTATTACCCAAGACCATGATGGAATGGATATAGAACCTTGGAACAGATCAAAAGGCTTTAAAATTATTCCTTAACATTCCTAGTATCGCCCTGTATAATGTGTACTTCATTATGAGGATTTTATATGGATTTTTATACATCAATTGACCGATTCGGTTCGACCCTTCTGTATCGGGGATACTCGGGCGGTCAACGAGTAAAGAAGCGCATCCCATTCAAACCGACTCTCTTTGTGAATGCCACAAAGGGTAGTGGGTGGACTACACTAGATGGTAGGTCAGTAGAACCCATTGAGTTTGAGACGATGCGTGAAGCGACTGAGTTTCAGAAGCGATACCAGTACGTAGACAACTTCAAGGTCTATGGACAGAACAATTTTATTATGCAATTCGTTGCCCAGAAGTTCCCAAACGACATAAAGTTTGAACGTGATCTTCCTGTAATTACCACCATCGATATTGAGGTTGCATCTGACGAGGGATTCCCCGAACCAGAGAAAGCAGACTATCCAGTTATCTCAATTTGCACCAAGTCGAACAAAGAGGATTTCTTTCGTGTGTGGGGTCTGGGTGACTATGATCCACCAGAGACCACAATCTACATCAAGTGTGACAGCGAACTTCAACTGATCGATAAGTTCCTTGACTACTGGCAGAACCACGGATCACCCGACATCGTGACTGGTTGGAATAGTAAAGGGTTTGACCTTCCATATCTTATTAACAGAACAAGAAAGGTTATTGGTGACGAATCCTGTAAACGATTCTCACCTTGGGGCACAGTGTCTGCAAGAACCTCTCGTGGTAAGATGGGTATGAAAGATGTTGAGACCTATGACATCATGGGTATTGCACAGTTGGACTACCTTGACCTGTTCAAGAAGTTCACCTACAATACACTGGGTCAACAAGAGTCCTATCGACTAGACCATATCGCCCACGTTGTATTGGGTGAACGCAAACTATCCTATGAGGAGTATGGTAATCTCCACACGTTGTACAAGGAAGATCACCAGTTATTCATTGACTATAACGTCAAGGATGTACAGTTGGTTGACCTGTTGGAAGAGAAACTCGGACTGATCACTCTTGCAATGACCATGGCGTATCGTGGTGGTGTGAACTATGAGGACATCATGGGTACGACTGCGATCTGGGATTCTATCATCTATCGTATTCTAAACAAGAAGAAGGTTGCGATCCCATCCAAGGAAGAGAAGACCAAAGGCGACTTTGCGGGTGGTTATGTGAAAGAACCTCAAGTCGGTTCGCACGAGTGGGTAACATCCTTTGACTTGAACTCCCTGTACCCTAACATCATTGTGCAATACAATATGTCACCCGAAACTGTGGTAGATGGTATCATCGATACTGACGTGGAACGTATGCTCAATAAGGTGACAAACATTACGGGCGACTATGCAGTTGCCCCATCGGGTGTTCGGTTCACCAAGGAGAAGGAAGGTATCATCCCCGCAGTGATTCGACAGTACTACTCGGAACGTAGGGTCATCAAGGATGAGATGTTGAAGTTACAACAAGAGTATGAGAACACTCCGACCAAGTCGCTGTCAAACAAAATCTCTCATCTCAACAACCAACAGATGTCTATCAAGATTCTGATGAACAGTCTCTATGGTGCGTTGGGTAATCGGTGGTTTCGATACTTTGATCAACGTGTCGCAGAGTCAATCACTCTCGCTGGTCAGATGTCAATCAAGTGGGCAGAACGTGCGGTCAATCGTGAGATGAACAAACTACTCGACAGTGATGATGACTATGTTGTTGCGATTGATACTGACTCGGTCTATATGCGTATGAATAAGTTGGTCGAGAAGTTCAATCCCAAAGACCCTGTGAAGTTCCTAGACAAGATTTGTTCGGAACACTTTGAACCTGTATTGAGTCGTGCATACAGTGACATGGCGGACTACACCAATGCGTATGTCAATCGTATGGAGATGGGTCGTGAGGTAATCGCAGACAAAGGTATCTGGGTCGCAAAGAAACGATACATTCTCAATGTGCATAACAATGAGGGTGTTCAGTACAAAGAACCCAAACTCAAGATGATGGGTATCGAGGCGGTCAAGTCATCCACACCTCAAGTGGTGCGTAACAAGTTCAAAGAAATCTTTGGTGTGATCATCAACAGTACGGAGAGTGAGACACAGAACTACATTCGTAACTTCCGCAATGAGTTTATCAGTCTCCCTGCCGAGGATGTGTCATTCCCTCGTGGGGTGAATGGTCTGGATAAGTGGAGTGACCGCAAGACTGTCTACAAGAAAGGTTGTCCCATCCATGTGCGTGGTGCGCTGTTGTACAACAAACACACCAAGGGTATGCGGCATGAGGAAATCAAACATGGTGAGAAGATCAAGTTCGTCTATCTCAAGACACCCAATCCTATCAAGGAAGATGTCATATCCTACCCGCAGAACTTACCTCGTGAGTTAGGACTTGATAAGTATGTTGACTATGACAAGATGTTTGACAAGACATTCCTCAATCCCCTTGAACCCATACTGGATGCGGTGGGGTGGACTGCCGAACCTCAAGCGTCATTGGAAGATTTTTTCTCTTGACATTAATTGATGACTGTGGTATTATTACAACATGAGATATTCACTTACAATATTCAAGAACACGTTTGACAACCAGACCCATCGGGGAATGGAGGTTGAGTCGTGGGAAAAGTTTGAAGAACTACTATATCATATGTTTGATAAGGAGGGTAGAAAAGGTGGTCGAGATTCTTCTGTGCTTATTAGTCCTGCTCGTTATTTTCCCAATACTACAAGGAGTAATAAGAATGTTGATATATGGGGTGGTTGGGCTGCTCTTGATGTCGATGATTATGTACTATGTGGTGATTCCAGTATTAGTCCTAGCGACCGCTTAAAAGAACAACTCGCAGAGAAGTATGGTCGGTTTCATTATATCTGTTACAATACTGCATCGTCAACCAAGGAACAACCCAAGTTTCGTTTGGTGTTTCCCCTAACACGCAAGGTTCGTAACAAGGAACTGCAACACTTCTGGTTCTCTATGAACAAACAGTTCGATGGACTAGGTGACAAGCAGACCAAAGATGTTTCTCGGATGTACTATGTCCCTGCACAGTATCCCAATGCATATAGTTTCATATTCATCAACAAGGGTGTACATCTTGACCCTGATATGTTGATGAATAAGTATTCGTTTGTCGAACCGCAAGGTAAGACCTTCATGGATAGACTACCACCAGAATTACAACAGGCGGTAATGGATCACCGCAAAAATTCTCTAAATAATACTGACATCACATGGACATCGTATCGTGACTGTCCCTTCTTCCCTCGTAAGTTGGAGAACGAGTATCGTGCAATTACTGGTACAGGTTGGTATCATAAGATGTACCAGATCATGATTGCAGTGGCGGGTAATGCTGTATCCAAAGGTTATCCTATCTCCGCTAATCAGATTGCACAGATGTGTAGTCAGTTGGATTTGGAGACTGGTAATTGGTATGAGAACAGACCATTGAACAAAGAAGCAGATCGTGCGTTAGAATACATTTATCGGAATGGATAATAGAAGTCTATATAAGATACTAATAACGGAGTAAGTAATGAGAATTTTAATCACTGGTGCGGCAGGGTTTATCGGTTCGCATCTCGCAGACAGTCTACTAGAAGATGGTTTTGAAGTGTATGGAATAGACAACTTCAACGACTACTATGACCCCTCTCTGAAGTATGACAGAGTCGAGTACTTTGGACATGAAGTCTATGAGTGTGATCTCAAGAACTTTGATGACCTAGATGTCATGTTTGGAAAGATAGAACCCGATGTGGTCATTCACCTTGCCGCACGTGCGGGTGTACGTGACTCGGTTGGTAATGAACAACTGTACCATCAAGACAACATCATTGGTACACAGAATCTCATTCAAGTGTGCAAGATGTACAATGTGTTGAAGGTTGTGTACGCCTCTACCAGTTCGGTCTATGGTGGTACACCTATTCCATCTACAGGTTGGACAGAAGATGAGGTTACTGGTCACCAGTTAAACCCCTATGCATATACCAAGTACTGCAACGAATGTCAGTTCAAGATCAGTGGACTCAACAATGTTGGTCTACGATTCTTCACAGTATATGGGCCTTGGGGTAGACCAGACATGGCACTGTATCAGTTCACCGATGCAATCTGTCATGACGAACCTATCCAAGCATTTAACTATGGCAACATGAAACGAGACTTCACCTATGTGGGTGACATCGTTGAAGGAGTCAAGATTGCACTGTTTGCTGATTTGAAGTCTGGAGAGATATTCAATATTGGTAGAGGTAAACAGGTAGACCTAATGCATTTTATTTCAAGCATAGGTAAAGAAGTTGGTAAGGAGCCTGAAGTGATTCTGGCACCTCGCCACCCCGCAGACACTCTAGAGACTTGGAGTGATACTGCTAAATTGAGAGAACTGGGTTACAAACCCAGAGTGAATATCGAACAGGGTGTGCAAGCATTCGTTCGATGGTTTAAAGAATATTACGGAGTAAAGTAATGAGTACTATTGAAGGCAACGTTCTTCCCAAATTAAGAATTGGGATTGTTGGACATGGATTTGTAGGGGGTGCGGTGGACTACGCATTCACTCACAGAGACATTATTAAATTTTATGTAGACCCCAAGTATGATACTACTATCGATGACCTATTAGAGTGGAAACCACACGTAACATTTATTTGTGCTCCAACTCCAATGTCAGAAGATGGTTTTGTTGATGCATCTATTGTAGAGGATGCTGTATTGAAACTCTTGGAACATACTGAGGGTGGTGTTGTTGTCAAATCAACAATTACACCAGACATTGTGGATCGTCTGTATTCATCTGTGTTTGAGGATGATCTTAAACGATTGACTATCAACCCTGAGTTCCTGACTGAGTCTTCAAGTAAGGAACAGTTTGTGATGGCAGAGTATCACATTATTGGTGGTCATCCAGATGCCTGTCAAGGTCTTGCACAACTCTATGAAATATACAGTCTGTGTACTGCCAAAGAATTTGTATTCTGTTCTGGCCCTGAGGCGGCATTTATTAAGTATGGGGTGAATTCATTCCTTGCAACCAAAGTAACCTTCTTCAATCAACTGTTTGATTCGATTGAGAAGTTTGGATGTAACTTCCCAACAGTTATCTCTGGTATTACTAGAGACAATCGTGTTGGAGTAGGTCATACACGTGTGCCTGGCTATGATGGTAAACGTGGATTTGGTGGTGCGTGTTTCCCCAAAGACTGTAAAGCATTTACTTTATTCGATACAGACTTGACTTTAATTGATAAGTGTGTTAGTATAAACAATGATTATAGAAATCAATATGAACTAGATGAACGTGAGGAGTCAAATAATGTCAAGTATGATGGACAAACTAAAGAAGAACAGCAAGATCAAGACAACGGAAGTACTGTCTGATAGTAAGTTCTTCACTGAGAAAGATATGGTGCCAACCGATGTTCCAATGGTGAATGTCGCATTGGCGGGAAGTATTGACGGAGGTGTCACGCCAGGGCTAACAGTCCTCGCAGGGCCGAGTAAGCACTTCAAGACCTCGTTCGCACTGCTAATGGCAGGTGCGTACTTGAAGTCTAAGAAGGATGCTGTAATGTTGTTCTATGATAGTGAGTTTGGTAGTCCCCAATCTTACTTTGAACAATTCGGTATCGACACCGCTCGGGTGTTACATACACCCATCACCAATGTCGAGGAGTTGAAGTTCGATCTCATTTCGCAACTTGAACAACTTGATAGAAACGATGACGTGATTATTGTTATCGATTCAATTGGTAATCTCGCATCCAAGAAAGAACTAGAAGATGCGATTAACGAGAAGTCGGTGGCAGATATGTCCCGAGCTAAAGCGCTTAAAGGTCTGTTCAGAATGTGTACTCCGTATCTGACTATGAAGAACATTCCTATGCTTGCCGTCAACCACACTTATAAGGAAATAGGACTATTCCCCAAAGACATCGTAGGTGGTGGTACTGGTATTTACTACAGTGCTGACAACATCTGGATTCTGGGTCGTAGACAGAACAAGACTGGTACAGAGGTAACAGGTTATGATTTCGTCATTAATGTCGAGAAGTC